GTGTTCCACCATCATATATCGGTGGACAAGAAGACGGCGGCTCATCATACAATGATGGTCGTGTTGGCACAGCAATGATTCAAGAATTCCGCTTCACTAAATTCTGTGAAAGACTACAAGCACTTATCGTAGAAGAACTTGACCGTGAATTTAAGATGTTCTTGAAACATCGTGGGGTTCAAGTAGAAAGTTCACTATTCTCACTTAACTTTAACGTTCCGCAAAATTTTGGTAAGTTCCGTCAAGCAGAAGTAGATCAAGTAGCAATGAATGTGTTCTCAACAGTAGCAGATGTTCCTTACATGAGTAAGCGTTTTGCACTACAGCGTTTCTTAGGTCTTTCAGAAGATGAAATCATTGAAAATGAAAAGCAATGGCGTGAAGAAAATGGTCAAGATGATGCACTAGCACCAGCAGACGATACACTGAAAGGTGTAGGTGCAGCACCTAGCCCAGAAGGCTTCGGCGGCGATGATGATTTTGACTTTGATGACACTGATATGGATGATACAGAAGATGGATCACCAATCTCAGGAGCAGAAAACGCTGAAAATGACGAAGAAGTATAAATACTACTATGAGATATACAGATTTAACAGAAAACTATTCTCCTGAGGAGGATAAGTCAAATCAAAGAGAATTAGGCGATACTCGTAAAGACCGTCTAACTCTTATCCACCTATCAAAACTTCGTAAAATTCGTGAATATCGCAAGTATCAGCAAGGTGTTCGTACTCAACAAGTACAGCGGCAATATGCAGCGGGTGGCGGCGAAGGTGGCGGCGAAATGGGCGGCGATCTGTAATTAACTAGTAAGTTAAGTTTATAAAATCACTTACTAAATATCTCTACTACCAAAAAGCGGCTAAAAAACAGCCGTTTTTTTGCTTTTCCACATATAACTCATATTTTAACTATAAATACTTTTGAAACAAGAGTGTTTCTACAACCCTTGCCACTTAGAATGACGTGGCTTTTAACCTAGATAAGGAGACTTATAATGTCAAGAAGCAAACTAGAACAAGTACTAGAACTTCTTATCAACGAGGAGCGTGAAGCAGCGGAAGAGCTACTACACGATTTTATCGTAGAAAACGCTCGTCAAATCCACGAAGAACTTCTAAACGAAAGCGATGAAGTTGTAGAAGAAGACCTTGAGGATCTAGACGAGTCAGAAGAAGACCTAGAAGAGTCAGAAGAAGAACTTGAAGAAGGTTCACTAGACTTAGATGATGACGAAACATCAGACGAAATTATGTCAGATGAAGAAGAAATCGAGTCAGAAGAATTCTATGACGAAGATGAAATGGACGATGAAGAAGCAGTTGACGACCTAGAAATGGGCGACGAAGACGGCGACGAAGGCGACATGGAAACACGTGTAGATGATCTAGAGTCAGCACTAGCAGAACTAGAAGCAGAATTCGAAAAAATCATGAACGGCGAAGAAGCAGATGCAGAAGAAGAAGATGATGCAGAAGCAGAAGACGACATGGAAGAATCATTTGAGCTAGAACTAGAAGAATCAGATGACGATGAACTAGACGAGTCAGAAGAACTAGACCTAGACGAATCAGACGATGACGCAGAAGATGAAGATAAACTAGATGAATACGTTTCACCAGTATCAGCATCAACAGGCGACAACGGCGTACAGACAAAATCAACAGTAAACGCAAATCCAAAGCGTCCTGGCGATGAGTCATCAGCAGCACCAATCAAAACACATGATGGTAACACATCAGGTGGTAAAGGTGATGCGCCAAAAGATATGTCAACAAAGAACGTTAACGTATCAGGCAACAAAAAATCACCAGCGATGTCAAAACAGACAGCGAAACCAGGTGATAATGGTGTAAACACAAAGTCAATTACATCATAAGTTAAACTTATTTGGAGAAACCAATGACCGTTCTTATTGAAAGATTATCACACAATCAAGCGAATGTGAAATCACGTATCGTTGAAGGTGAGAATGGTGAAAAGAATATGTTCATGGAAGGCATCTTTGTCCAAGGTGGCGTTAAGAATGCTAACCAACGAGTATATCCGGTTTCAGAAATTGCTAAGGCAGTGGAAAGTGTTCAGAAGAAAATTTCTGACGGTTTCCCAGTCCTTGGTGAATGTGACCACCCACCAGAACTAACAGTCAACGTAGACCGTGTGTCACACATTATTGAAAATATGTGGATGGATGGTCCTAACGGCTTTGGTAAACTTAAAATCGTTCCTACACCAATGGGCAACATTATCAGAACACTAATCGAGTCAGGTGCTACACTAGGTGTCTCATCTCGTGGTTCAGGTGAAGTTGGCAGCAACGGTGAAGTGAGTAACTTTGAGATTGTCACAGTAGATATCGTAGCACAGCCAAGCGCACCAGAGGCGTATCCAAAGGCGATCTACGAGGGACTAATGAATATGCGTGGCGGCTACCAAACATGGCAGCTGGCACAGGATGTACAAAATGACAAGGCTGCACAAAAGTACTTGTCACAAGAAATAGTAAAGTTCATTCGTGAACTTAAACTGTAAAACAGGAGAAGCAACAATGGCAACAGAAATCCTTGCTAACCTTCTAGAGTCGGGCACACTAAGCGAAGAAGCTGGTGCGGCTATTAAAGAGGCGATGGAAGCAAAACTAAATGAAGCAAGAGAGGAAATCACAGCCGAGTTGCGTGAGGAGTTCGCACAGAAATTTGAACACGATAAAGGTATCATCGTTGAAGCTATGGATAACATGCTAAATGAAGCAATCCGTACTGAAATGGAAGAGTTCAAAACAGACCGTGAAGCTCTAATCGCAGAACGTGTTGCGTATAAGAAAGCAATTTCTGAACACGCAAAGATCCTTGAAAAATTCATTACTTCTCAACTTGCAGCCGAGGTTAAAGAACTACGTGATGACCGTGCAAAAGTAGCAGAAAATCTAGAAACGACAAAATCGTTTGTAGTGAAGCAACTTTCACGTGAACTAGCGGAGTTCCACAACGACAAGCGTGAATTAGTAGAAACTAAAGTACGCATGGTAGCAGAAGGCAAAGAACTTCTTAATAAAACAAAAGAATCATTTGTCAAGCGTTCAGCAGAGCTAGTAGAAAATACAATTTCAAACGCTCTACGTTCAGAACTAACTGCGCTTAAAGAGGACATTCAAGCAGCCAAAGAAAACGAATTTGGTCGTAAATTGTTCGAAGCATTCGCAGGCGAATTCATGTCTTCACAACTAAACGAAGGCACAGAAGTAGCAAAAGTGAACAAAAAGCTAAACGAGACTGCTAACAAGGTTGCAGAACTAGAAGCAGTGATTGCTGAGAAAGAAGAAGCTATTGCAGCAGCGAAAAAGACACAGCGTGTAATGGAAGATCGTATGAACCGTAAGGAAGTACTAAGTAATCTTCTAAAACCACTAGCTGGTCAGAAGCGTGAAGTAATGGCAGACCTACTGGAATCAGTAAAAACTTCAAACCTAAAAACTGCATTCAAAAAATATCTACCAGCAGTTTTGAATGAAAATGTTACTGCAAAAGCAGAAACAAAAGAAACCCTAACAGAAGGCAAAGTCACAGAAAAGACTGGCAATCGTGAAACAATGACTGAACAAGCGAAACCAGAATCAGATGATGCCGATATTGTCGTGCTACGCAAATTAGCCGGCCTTAAGTAATTAAACAGGATACAGGAGATAGAAAGATGTCAAATCTTTTTGAAAACTGGGATAACACACGTGACGCACTTCTAGAAGGTCTAGAAGGCACAAAGCGTGATGTTATGTCATCAGTACTAGAAAACACAAAAGTAGCTCTAAACGAATCAGCTACAGCAGGTGCTACACAGGCAGGTAACATTGCGACACTAAACAAAGTGATCCTACCAGTTATCCGTCGTGTTATGCCAACAGTTATTGCAAACGAAATCATCGGCGTTCAGCCAATGACTGGCCCAGTTGGTCAGATCCACACACTACGTGTACGTTATGCAGATAACGCAGGTTCAACAACAGCAGGCTCAGAAGCACTATCACCATTTGATATTGCGAAGTCATACTCAGGTAACGGTACGCAAGCGCCGCTATCAACAGCATCAATGGAAGGTACAGCGGGTAACCGTATGTCAATCCAAGTTCTAAAGCAAACTGTTGAAGCGAAAACACGTAAGCTATCAGCACGTTGGACTTTTGAAGCAGCACAAGATGCAAACGCAATGCACGGCCTAGATATCGAAGCAGAAATCATGGCAGCACTTGCAATGGAAATCACAGCAGAAATCGACCAAGAGATCCTAGGCTCACTAGAAAACCTAGCGACTCAAGGTGCAGCATTCGACATGAACGGCACATTCACAGGTCAACCAACATTCGTTGGCGACCGTCACGCAGTTCTAGCGACACTAATCAACCAGCAAGCAAACCTAGTAGCACAGCGTACACGCCGTGGTGCAGCTAACTGGGCAGTGATTTCACCATCAGCACTAACTGTTCTACAGTCAGCAACAACATCAGCATTCGCACGTACAACAGAAGGTACATTCGAAGCGCCAACAAACACAAAATTCGTAGGTACTCTAAACGGTACAATGCGTGTATATGTAAACACATATGCAGCAGACGATGCGCCAGTACTACTAGGCTACAAAGGCCAAGGCGAAATCGATGCAGCAGCATTCTATTGCCCATACGTACCACTAATGTCATCAGGCGTTGTAGTTGACCCAGCAACATTCGAACCAGTAGTATCATTCATGACACGCTACGGTTACGTTGAGCTAACAAACACAGCATCATCACTAGGTAACGCAGCAGACTATCTATCAAAGATTGCAGTTTCAAACCTAGCATTCGTATAATTTTTACGAATAGTAGTGATACGAACCCGGGAGTTAATTCTCCCGGGTTTTTCTTTGCCTAAACTGTAAATCCGATAAATAGACATAACACAATCTAACTTGGAAGATACAATATGGCAGAACAATTGAAATTTGGTGATAGATTATTTCTAGCAGGCGAAAAGGTTATATTAGATAATGCAACTAATTCACCTATATTAGAGGCTAGAAATGGTGAATTAATTATTGGTTACAATAAACTTGATGCACAAGCTAAAGACCATCATGTTTTAATCAAAGGTGACTTAACAGTTGAAGGTACTATGACTAGTCTTCAAACTGTTGATACTATTATTAAAGATAATATTATTGTACTTAATGAAGGTGAAACTGGAGATGGAGTTTCTGCTATCCGTTCTGGTATCGAAGTTGACAGAGGCACACTAGATAACGAAACATTTACTTTTAGTGAAGAAGGTTGGCTAGGTTCAGGTGGTGTAGATATTGCTATTGATGCAGTTAGACCATCTTGGTTGTCATCTACTCTGTCACTAACTGATGATTTATCTGCCGAAAATATCTATGCTAGAACTAGCTTGACCGTTAATGGCGATTTGCATGTAACAAATGATGCTAATATAGACAATGATGCTAATATAGACAATGATATTAATGTTGGTAACGATGCTAATGTAACAGGGAATGTAGAGGTATTAGGTCATATTACTGCGTCTAGTGCAGAAGAACATCAAATAGGTGACTTTACGTTCAATCAAAATGTAATGTCAGTAACGTCAGAACAAATGGAAATTCGTTCTCCGGGCGGCATTTCATTTTATCCAGACTCAGATAATAGTAATCCTGTTCCTCAGGGCGGTGATAAAATTGTTTGGTTGCGTGATGGCGCTAAACTTGTATTTGAGGGAACGATACCAGACGATTACGAAGTAAAACTTCAAGCAACAGATATCACAGACGATAGAGACATCATTCTTCCAGATGAAAGCGGTACGCTTGCTCTACAAGAATGGACTACACGACAAATTGATGCTCTAACTACAGACGACATTGAAGAAGGTTCTAACAATCTTTATTATACAGAACAGAGAGTGGATACAAATTTTGCATCTAAATCAACTGATGACCTTACAGAAGGTAGTAATCTATATTACACTGACGATAGAGTGCAAACAAAATTAGGAAATGTCTCAGGTCACATTCTTCCAGACACAGATGTTACATATGATATTGGTAGTCCAACAAATCAGTTCCGTTCATTATATCTAAGTGGACAGACAATCTATATGGATGGTGTAGAACTAAGAGTAGACGGTACGACAAATAACTTTAGTATTACAAGTGTAACTGGAGAAACGGTTGTAACTGAAAACTTTGCAACAGAAGCATATACACAGGCATACGTAACTCAAGCACTTGCGGATGCGGTAGTCGATGGATCTATTGACTTAGCTGGTTATGCAACAGTAGATGAAGTGAACACAGCAATCGCTGGTATTGGTCCACACTTTAGTGGATCATACAATGATTTAACTGACAAACCAGTTCTATTCGATGGTGACTATACATCTCTAACAAATAAACCATCTCTGTTTGATGGTGACTACAACTCTCTAACTAATCTACCTACAATTCCAACAGTACCGACTGCTATTAGCTCATTTACAAATGACAGTGGTTATGCTTTACAGACTGAATTGTTCTCGGGTTCTTATAATGATTTAACAGATAAACCAGTTCTGTTTGATGGTGCTTATTCATCACTGACTGGTACACCAACAATTCCAGCAGACTTATCAGACTTAACAGATACAACAAATCTATTATCAACTGATTTTACAGGTTATGCTACAGAAACTTTTGTAAACACTGCAATTTCTAACTTAGTAGATACTGCTCCTGCAACACTAGACACACTAAATGAACTAGCAGCAGCACTTGGTGATGACGCTAACTTCTCATCAACAATAACTGCACAAATTGGCACGAAAGCAGATTCATCTACTGTTACTAACTTACAAAATGTGTTAACAGCAGAAATTGGAACAAAGGCGACAGCCGCAGATTTAGCAACAGTTGCAACAACAGGTTCGTATACCGATCTATTCAATACACCGACGATCCCAACAGTTCCTACAAACGTGTCTTCATTCACAAACGACAGCAACTATCTGACGCCATCAACATTAGTTACAGATTTTGGATTATTGACTGATCCGCAGATTGCAGGTGTAGGTTCTAATGTAAACGCTACTATTATAAATGTTTCGTCATTTAACAATGATGCAGGTTATCTAGTTTCATCTGATTTACATGCAGTAGCAACAAGCGGATCATATAACGATTTAACTGATAAACCGACACTGTTTGATGGTCAGTATTCATCACTAAGTGGTACACCAACTATTCCTACAAATGTATCAGAGTTTACAAACGACAGTGACTATGTAGAAACATCAGAACTACAAACAGTAGCATTCAGTGGTCTTTATAATGACTTGCTACTAAAACCTGCACTGTTCTCGGGTTCATATGATGACTTGACTAACAAACCTGCACTATTTACAGGTTCATACACTGACCTAACAAATAAACCAACATTGTTTGATGGTGCATATTCTTCGTTGAGCGGCGCACCTGTATATCTATCAGACTTTAATAATGATGTTGGATATGCAACACAGACATATGTTAACAATGCTATACCAACAAACCATATGGTTAATGATGCAGATAATACTGTTTCGGGAAGTCAAATTCCAAGTATAGATAACACATATGACTTGGGTAATACTACAAACCAGTGGAAGACAATTTATGGTCATACTGTAGAAGCAACGTATGCAGACCTTGCTGAAAGATATGCAGCAGATGCTCCTTACGATGAAGGTACTGTTCTTGTATTCGGCGGCGAAGCAGAAGTAACAGCATGTAAGATGGACACGGACGTGCGTGTAGCAGGTATTGTATCAGTAAATCCTGGACTTAAACTAAATAGTAGTGCGGGTAATTCAGAAACACATCCGTATATTGCTCTTAAAGGACGAGTGCCATGTAAGGTAATCGGACCAGTTAAGAAGGGTGATTTACTAGTGACATCTGATACACCTGGATATGCAAGATCCGTTTTGGGTGTAGATATGGGACATGCAGTTCTAGGTAAATCACTGGTAACTGATCTGTCAGGCGGCGAAAAACTTATTGAGGTTTTCGTAGTTTAAGACTGCCAAAAATTAACTATAAATTAAATTAATCCCTAATTGTCGATAAATACAATTAGATAATACTGATCCCCTAACCGGTATTGTCTATAACAAATCGATTTTTATAGACGGGAGAATTAATATGGCAGCATATGCAATCCAGTTCCGTCGTGGTACAACGACACAACATAACTCATTCACAGGTCTATTGGGTGAGGTTACAGTTGATACAGACAAGAAAACACTTGTCGTACACGATGGTTCAACAACAGGTGGTTTCCCACTGGCACGTGAAGGCGCAGCTTCAACAGCTTCGACAGGTACATTCACATCAAACGTGACAGTAGGCGGCACTTTCTCAGTAACATCGACGGCATCATTTGGTGATGACGTTACAATTACTGGTGACCTAGGAATGACAGGTCACATTATTCCATCAGCGAATATTACATACGACCTAGGTTCATCGACAATGATGTGGCGAGACATCTACGTTGGTCCTGGCTCACTTTATGTTAATGGTAAAAAAGTTATCGAAGATAACTCAGGTACAATTCAGATTACAACTGATGCAAACCAAAACCTTAAAGTAGAAACAACTGGTACAGGTACTCTACAACTGTCATCTGGTGCAGGTATCGCAATTTCAGGCGAACTTAATGCATCAACAGGTGACCTTCAAGTTGGTGATCACATCGACATGAATTCAAACCGTATCAAAGAAGTATCAGCTCCAGTAGATGGTACAGATGCGGCGAACAAAAACTATGTTGATACAACAGCAGCATCAGCAATGACTGGTGGTACAAATGCTCTATCAGCAACAACAGGTTCGTTCTCAGGTAACGTTGCAATTACTGGTAACCTAACAGTTCAAGGTACAACTACAACAGTTAACTCTGAAACTATCTCACTAGCAGATAACATCATTGACCTTAACTCAAACATGACATCTGGTACTCCAACAGAGAACGCAGGTCTACGTATCCTACGTGGTGACGAAGCAGCGGTTCAAATTCGTTGGAACGAGACATCAGACGAGTGGGAATTCACAAACGATGGTTCAACATATAAATCACTAGATGATCTAGGTAACAACGACACTGACGAACTAGCAGAAGGTTCAACAAACCTTTACTACACAGACGCACGTGTAGATGCTCGTCTAGCATCAGGTGCTTTAACATCAATCGACACAGGTAACTTCTCTGTTTCATCATCAGGCGCAACATTTGACGTTGACATGTCATTCTCAAATGGCTCAACAAACGTGTTCGTTATTGATGCATCAACAGGTAATACAACAATTGGTGGTACAACTGTAATTTCAGGTGGTACAACAATCAATAACACATTTGATGTTTCAAATGATGTAACTTTCTCAGGTGATAACCTATTCACTATCGAAAACTCATCATCAACATCAGTGTTTGCGGTTGATGTAACAAACAACACAACAGAAATGAACACTGCACTAACAGTGAACAATGACGTTGTAATTGCAGGTGACAATAACTTCACAATCAATTCATCAACATCATCAACAGTGTTTGATATTGATGTAGCAAACAACACAACGCTAATCGGCGGTGCGACAACAGTTAACAACGACTTTGCAATCACAAACTCATCATCTACAAACGTATTTGATGTGGACGTGACAGCAAGCACATTTAACATTGCACTAGACGCAACATTCAACAACACAGTTAACGTTGCTAACGACTTTACAGTAACAAACTCATCATCAACAAATCTATTTGATATTGATGTAGCAAACACAAATCTAGCAATTGACCTAGATATGACTGTAAACAACTCAGCGACATTCAATAACAATATCGCAATCAATAACTCATCATCAACAACACTAGTTGACATCGATGTAGCGAATGCGACATATGCTATTGATATGGACCTAACAGTTAATAACTCAGCAGTGTTCAACAACAATCTAACAATCAACAATAGCTCATCAACAGCTATGTTTGATATTGATGTTACGAATGCAACAGCAGTGTTTAACACAGACCTAACAGTTAATAACGATGTAAACATTGTAAACTCATCATCAACTAACGTATTCGCAGTTGACGTGACAAACACAACATTCGATATTGACCTAGCTCTAACTCAGAACAACACATCAACATTCAATAACGATATCACAATCAACAATACATCATCAACACAGATGATTGCGATTGATGTAACAAACGCTACATACGATATCGATATGGATCTAACTGTAAACAACGCAACAGTAGTTAATAACAACCTAACTGTTAACAATACAACAGCAACAACAGCTATCTTTGATATCGATGTTGCAAACACAACAGTTGATATTGATGCGTCACTAACAGTGTCAAACAACGTTACATTCGATAATGATATCACATTCAACATTGATAACTCATCATCAGTAACAGTGTTCTCAGTTAATGGTTCAACAGGTGCGACAACAATCGCTGGTGCTCTTGCAGCAGGTTCAGATGTTACTATCGCAGGTAACCTAACAGTTTCAGGTACAACTACAACAGTTAATGCTGAAACAATCAATCTAGCGGACAACATCATCCTACTAAACTCAAATGCAACTGGTACTGCTTCACAGAACGGTGGTATTGAGATTGAGCGTGGTGATAACCTAAACGTTCAGTTCCTATGGGATGAAACAAACGACCGTTGGACTGTAGGTGCTGAATCACTATACTCAGCAGGTGGCTTTATCGGTGATCTAACAGGTGATGTTACAGGTACAGTTTCAGACATCTCAAACCACGACACTGGTGATCTAGCAGAAGGTACAAATCTATATTGGACAACTGCACGTGGTAATGCAAACTTTGCAACAAACCTAGCAGCAGCAGATACAGATGACCTTTCAGAAGGTGCAGCAAATCTTTACTATACAACTGCACGTGTGAATTCAGCATTCGATACACGTCTTGCAACAAAAGATACGGACAACCTATCAGAAGGTTCAACAAATCTTTATTACACAGACGCACGTGTTCGTGCAGCTATCTCAGCATCAGGTGATCTAGCATACAACTCATCAACAGGTGCGTTCTCATTTACTGAGCGTACAGATGCAGAAGTACGTGGTCTAGTATCAGCATCAGGTTCACTAGCATATAATGCATCAACAGGTGTGTTCTCATTCACAGAACGTACAGATGCAGAAGTACGCGGCCTGATTTCAGTTACAGATGCAGGCGGTGATGGTTCACTGGCATATAATGCATCAACAGGTGTTATCACATATACTGGTCCATCAGCATCAGAAGTACGTGGTCATCTTTCAGCAGGTGGTGATCTGGCATACAACTCATCAACAGGTGTGTTCTCATTCACAGAACGTACAGATGCAGAAGTACGTGGTCTAGTATCAGTAACAGATGCGGGTGGTGATGGTTCACTATCATACAACTCAACAACAGGTGTTATCACATATACTGGTCCATCAGCATCAGAAGTACGTGCGCACTTCTCAGCAGGTACAGGTATCTCAATTACAAACGGTGTAATTGCAAATACACAATCTGAGGATTATGTGTCATCAGCAACATTCAATACATCAACAGGTGTTCTATCACTTGGTCGTGTACAGGGTGGTACTGTAACTGTTGATCTAGATGGTCGCTATATGCAAGCATCAGAGTTCTCAATGACACACTCAGGTATCTATGTTGTAACAGCATCAGATAACACAGGTAACACTGGTTCAGCACATGCAATTACAGCAGCAACACTGGGCTTTGATCTGAGCGGTAAAGAATTCTATCAAGTATTCCTAAACCGTCAGCTACTAAGACCAACTGAGTATACTGTAAACTCATCAAACGGTACAATTACATTCACATCAGACGTTCTAGCAGAAGACGATGAAATCGAAGCAGTAATGTATGGTTAATAAAATAATCTAGTCAATGTGGGAGGGTTAGACATCCCTCCCACAGTTTCATAGTGAAACATAGGACAGAGAGGTCCTTCGTACTAGAAAGCTCAACTTAAACTAAGGAGACACAAAATGTCATCACGTAAAATTCGAGTAGGTGGTCTACTGAAAAAAGCATCAGAAATCATCTCACGTACAAAAAAATACAAATACAACAAATCAGGTTCACTAGTTGAAATTACAACATCAACTCCACTTGGAGATGATGAATTTAAAGTTTCAGGTTCAAAATCATCACTACGCCGTATTGCTGATCTAGAACGTAACGTTACGCTTCTAATTAACAAACTAGCAACTATTGATACAGAATCAGACATTAACTCAGCAAACACTGACGACTTTGATCAGTGGGTTACAGATACAACAGCGTTTACAAAAGATGTTACACTTGGTCGTTCAGGTTCAACATCATGGTGGTCAGGTTCATCAACAGCTACACGTGTAGACGTTGACGGTCACCTATACATCAACAACGGTATTACTCTTGGTTCAACAGCAGAAGAAGTTATCACAGACCTAGTAGGCGGTTTCTTCTCAGGCACAGAAACAGGTATCTCAGTAACATATAATGACTCAGGCGACAATGTAACATTCTCAGTTACAGATGCACCAAAGTGGAGAACAGCACGTACTCTATCACTAACAGGTGATGTTTCAGGTTCAGTATCATGGGATGGTTCAGCAAACGCTTCACTATCAGTAACAATTGGTGATGATTCACACAATCACACAATTTCAAACGTTGATGGTCTACAGTCAGCACTAGATGCTAAAGCGACACCAGCTGATATCACAACAGCAATCAACAACCTAGTTGACGGTGCGCCAACAGCACTAAACACACTAAATGAACTAGCGGCTGCACTAGCAGACAATGCTTCATTCTCAACAACAGTTACTAACTCAATCGCAACAAAACTACCACTAGCAGGTGGTACAATGTCAGGTGCGATTAACATGGGCGGTAACGACATCACTAACGCTGGTGTATTCTACGGTGTTTCAACAACAGCACGTTATGCTGACCTTGCAGAACGTTATGCAGCAGATGCTCCATACTCAGAAGGTACAGTTGTAGTATTCGGCGGTGAAGCAGAAGTAACAGCTTCAACATCATTCGCACAGCGTTCAGTAGCAGGTGTTGTTTCAACAAAACCAGCTGTTATGATGAATTCAGAAGCAGGTAACTCACAAACACACCCATATATCGCACTACAAGGTCGTGTTCCAGTAAAAGTAACAGGCACAGTTAAGAAAGGCGACATTCTTGTTGCTTCTGACGTTGCAGGTACAGCTACAGCATGGACAAATGACGATGCAGACCCACGTATGACAGCATACGTTGGTATCGCTATCGCAGACGCAGTAGACGGTTTCGTGGAAGTAAAAGTAGGTAAGTAATTCTTATTACATATCTTTCAGAAAGGGAGCGGCAACGCTCCCTTTTTTTATCATAAATATAATAGAATGTGAGGACTTAAAATGACAAATGAAATTTCTTATTTTGGTGGTAGAATAAAAGAAGAATTTAAATTATATGATTACGTTGAAAATCAAAAACAATATAATCTTCCCGCACCAGACGATGACAGAATGAATAAACTTAAAGTAGAGTTTGTTCCTTTTCATCAATTAAAAATTACACAGAAACAAAAAGATAGTTTTAGTCCAGAACACGTTATAGATATCGTAGAAAACTTTCATCCTGCACTACTTAGACCTAGCGGTGTAGCAAAATATAACGGAGATTATATTTTATGGGACGGACATCATAGTGCTACTGTGTCACTATGTATGGGTATGCAAGGTGCCATATGTATGGTATATGAATGTGACACAATTGATGAAATTAATGATATTCTAACATATGACACTATTGAAAGTTTTGATAAAAATCAATTACTAGATATGATTGATTGCTCAGACGATTTACGTGAAGAAATCCTTAAGCGTTTCAACCAAGGAACGTGATGAGTTATCATCTTTATTCTCATCGACCCATTCAGGAAAACGTTCAAATAATTTTTTCCATTGATGCATTTCGTTGTATAAATCAGTAATCTTTACAGCATACTCGCTATTACTGTTTATGCCATATTCATCTCTAATTGTTTTAACTCTGTTCTTACACTCACGTATATCTTCAATATCTTTGTCGATGGCAAGTAGTATTCTTTCAAAACTTTCTGGTTTTGAAAACTTATTGATAAGAAACTTGTGATGTTCGTTTTTAGATTTACCATCATACAAAAACATAATCTCTTGTAGGTCATAGTATAACGCTTTTACAGGGTTAATAGTTTCCCTATATCTTTCCATCACTTCTTTAATCTTAAAATTCTCATCTAATGTTGCTAGATTTTCTAAAACAGATGACGCTACTAGATTTACTTTTTGCCTATTAGAAGTTAAACGCTTTTGATACATTGCTTTTACTTTGGCAATTACAGCATCTACTACACGTCTGTCATCGTGGGTTAATCCTTTTTTAAGGTACTCTAAATGCCCAGGAGATGAGTTTACAATATCCATACGTAGGTTATCCGAAACGACACCACGTTTCAGATATTCTTTACAATCACGAATAAATCGCTGTTTTCGTAAATCTATAATTCCATCTACCAAAGAACTTCTCCCACTATAGTATTTATAGTGTACTGATTATATTTCTAATCAGCTTTAATTTGTTTTTGTTAAAGAGTGTTCTTCTAGTCCCCGGATGTAATGGCTTTGGAAGATAGCTAGTATGTACCCAACTATAACCTCCGCTTTCTGAATTTAATTTTGGAATGAATTCTTTTTCTACTAGTACTACGAATGTATAATAACTAAAGGTTTTATCTCTGGAATGATACTGGTCAAGAGGATAAACTTTTATAATATCTTCTAGTGGATTCAGATTTATTTCTTCTTTTAATTCTCTTAGTAACCCTTGTGATACATTTTCATCTATTTCAACTTTACCACCAAATAGTCCCCAATTTCTTGGATAAGAACTTTCAGTTGAACGCTGTTGTAATAGAATTCGTTTAGTGTCTTTAGCAAGAATACACGCACCTGCTGCCTTTATCATTCGCCACCTTCATCTACTAGCTCAAGTCTCCAATAACCACCTTCGTATATACCCTGATATGTATCACTCCATGATCCATTTTCAAACTTGAATTGTTGTAGGGTAGTGGTATTTGTCACATATGCACGTCTATCAAATTCGCTTGCATCAAAAGATGTTACCCATTCGCTGCCATTATATTCTATAATGTCGTTTTCACCTATATCAACATTAAAATAGTTTGTGTTATCGTTATCTACCTGTGTTGCGCATAGGTATCTTTGTCCTAGTGCTGGCATTGGGAAATTATTAAATCCGGGTCTTGCGGTATTTGGATTTATAATTCTATCAACGGCTGCAATAGTATTCGTTGGTAATGTGTCTCTATCCAATTCAAATGAAAGTAATGTAGGATCATCTGTTGTTGATAACGTACCAATAACATCAGCATTCAAGTCTTCTAATTCACCGTGATATTTTAATCTCATACGAGAAACACCATCGTGTAACATACCATAGTTTGATAGAACCTCTTCCCAAGTTCTTTCATTGTCCCAGTTGCCGTTTTCCAACACTTTAATGAATATATTTCCACCATCTTCATATACGTTTACTGCATAGTTACCCGGTGTTACAACGACACTCGACTGTCTTTCTAAATCTCTAAAGAATTCAAATGCATCTGGATCATAATCAAGTGTGTCTAAATCCGTGTATTGATAGATATTATGAATAATATTTCTGATTACATTTTGTCTTGTAACTTGTGCTGGTGGGTTAATCCAAATAGGTATCTGAAAAAACAAACTAGCAATATCAATTTGGTCTTCTATGCCAGCTGGTATGCCACGACTTGTCCACTGAATATCTGTTAACTCAACGGTAGTGATAGTTGTCCAATCGATTGGGTTGTCATTCTGTTGAATTTCTAATGCAGGATTGAATAGAACTAGCATTTGTTCCATTAGTTGTAGTTTTTGATCCGTATTACTTGTCCATACATCTACCTGCATGTTAAGCAAGTAAGGGACTGGCATAAGACGCCCTACGCTATACTTAGGTCCTGTCTCGTTAGTATATGAGCTAGTTTCTGGATTCCAACGTCTTTCATTGACACTTACGCTATCAGTAAAGAATGGTTCCTGTACTCTTGCTCTATCTGGCTGAACACTTTGTATCCAACATGCAATAAATGGAGCAGAGTTTACAATGTTTTCTGAATTGTTTTTAAGAACAGTAGCAGCCATACGTGATACATCACCGTAACGTGCTGGAACTCTGATATAATAATCAGATACACCATCGTTCATCTTCTTACCTGTTTTGACAGAAAAGCCACTGAACATACGTACAAACTGTAGAACGTATCTTCTTATTTGTTCGTCATAAAAATGTGATTGTTTAACTGTCATTATTCATCTACCTTAGGTCTAACTGCTTTTGAAAGATTGACTTTAGAAGTCACTTCTGTTCCGTCATCAAGTACAACACGTCCATCATTGTTGATAAACTTATGATGCAGAGCATGTCCTACTTCCCAAGCACCGTCATCGTCTTCAATCTTATACCATTTATTATCACGGTATTGGAATAATCTTGCTGGGTTATAGTCTACACGTAAGAAGTAAGCATCATCATCAGGTGATTGAGGGAAGCGTGTACCGCTCTCTACAGTAGCATAGTCTACATCATCAGGATGATCTGACTGTTCAGCATATTGTAGATTGTTTGTTCTGTAATCGTAATACTTTCCCGGAACGTTTTGTTGCGCTTCTTCTACGATAGCATCATTGATTTGAAGTTCTTTATTGTATGTAGATAAGATATTTTTCAAATCGTCAGCTTCTTCACCAGTCCCAAAGATATCTGAGTACTCTTGTGTATCTTGTAGTTGCTTACAGCGAATACGCCAAATATGTGGCCACCATCCTGGATCAAAACCTTCGCTTGCTTTAGAGCCTTCTTGTACAACCCAATACTGATTAACTGCGGCTGCGTCTTCATCTAGTAGCAAATCATCTCTCATATGAGGAAGTTCAATAACATCACCCGTCATAAGTTTACGACCTATACGTTCTACCATGTCGTTAAGATGTACAGTAAAGATGTTTTGATCCGAACCCAAGAACATACCAAACTGTGACAAGTCAAAGTCTTGGTCACTCACAGTGTAAGCACCACGTAGTTCGTAAACTGTTGTCTCATAACGTCTATCACGATTCTCCATGAATAGCAAGTCCTGAATAGGAGGGTTTGCTGGGTCATAGTTTGGATCGTTTTCGTCAACTGAACCTATATATTTGTGAACTAGTAGGGCAGTACCACCATGCTCAAAATGAGCCTTTACCATCTTATCGATGAATTTGTAGTCATTACCTTTACGTGGGTTCCATAAACTTAATCTTGGCATGTTTTTTTCCTTGACTTATTACTGTATTTATCATATAGTTATAATTAACGTACGGAGAAAATAAATGTTAAATGACGGAACAGTAGTGCTACGGGGAGTAATTAACCCAGTAACTATAGCACAATTTAAATTGTGGGCGACAAACCCAGAAAGATATCATCGTGGCAATGGTGTAGATGGTAATTATTATAGCGAACACGATGGTAAACGTGAATATGACGTGTGGTGGACTACACAACCTCCAAAAGAAATGTGGGTGCCGTTAGTTGTACAACTTCAAGATCCAATCACACATTTGTTCGGACACAAGAACTGGGATATTCATGTAGTAGATTGTATTACGACCCGTCCAAGTTCCAACAAAATTTACGCACACATTGATACCCCATATCGTTTTCAGGAATTCTCACAGATAGACGAATGCTTGGGAGTACAGATTATTATTCCGCTAGATGACTTTACGTTAGAGAATGGTGCAACAGCATACTTACCCGGATCGTCTTTAGAAAAGATTGATTACATGGACTTAGAACTTCATAGAGACTCATATAACATGAGATTGAAAGAAGAAGGACAGCAATTCTTATCAAAGCCTGGTGATGTTTTGATGTATGATGGCCGCACTTTACATTCCACAATGCCAAATAAATCAACAGAATTTCGTTCAGCATTGTTGATTAATGCTCTAAAATCTGATATCATTGACCGTGTCCAAGAACTTGACAAAAACACTGATTTCGTCAAAAAGTAGAAAAAACTTGACATTTCTCGTAATTATTGTATTATGATTCGTAAATAGAGTTTGTAGGAGGACTCATGGCAGTGGCAACTAGAAGAAAAATGACAAGAGCAAAAGTGACGAAGAAGCCGACAAGAGCAAGAACGCCAAAATTTGTTGACGAAAAATATACAGGACCAGAACCAGACTGGACTTATGCGGAAGATATGACCGCAGAAGAATATTACCGTGAACGTTGTCGTACAGGTTTTTATTATAATTATTTCTATACGACAAAAGATGGTAAACCTTGGGTACTTTCTTGGATGAAAGATAACGGCTATACAAAAGAACAAATTGCTGCGGTGAAAGCAGTACCAGATAGTTGGGTTTCTATTGCAGTAGCAGGTTATTGTCGTGCGCTTTCTAAAGGTATGCCTGTTAATCACAAAGGTCTTCCTGAATACCTAGAAACTCTTCCTGGTGTTGGGAGTAAAGCAATGACAGATGCGGATGCGTATGTTAAAGAAAAACTCGCAGAAGTCATTGAACGTGGCAAGACAATCAAACAAGAAAAAGAAGTAGAAGAAAAGAAAAAAGACATTCCAAGACCAAGCATTCAACAGTTGTTGCGTGAAAAAGCAGTTGAAATGGCAAGTGAGATTGATGAATTTGTAGATAAGTTTGATTACAAAACAACAACTCTGAAATCTTTTGACCCTCTAAAACTTCTTCGTAAAGTTGAAGCTAAAGGTAACCACGCCAAAACAATCAAATCATTCTATCAGTTAGAGTGGGAAGAATACGATGAACTTCTAAACCCACCAAAGCGCATGACAGCAGAAAAGAAAGATGATTATGAACAACTAAAAGAAGGGTATGCACATCTAAAAAAGGCTGAAATCAAAGCGGCATATCAGATGTATCAAAACATTTTAGATGCATGTGACATGCTTGTACAAGAGGGTAAAGTCAATCGTGCTCCTCGTAAGAAAAAGCCAATGAGTAAAGACAAAATTGTTGCTAAGGTCAAATACTGTAAACAAGATACAGCAACTAAGTCAGTGTCTATCAAGCCTATTGATGTACTAGATGCCTCCGCAGTTATGGTTTATAATGTTAAAACTCGTAAACTTGGTATCTATTATCCAGCAGAGTATCAGAGTTTGACATTCAAAGGAACTACGCTTGTTGGCTTCGATGAAAATAAAAGTGTAGCAAAAACAATGCGCAAACCTGCTGAACAGGTGTCACAGTTTAAGAAAGTAACGAAGCGTTCTTTACAAAAGACGTTTGATGAAGTGAAAAGTGTTGAAACAAAAATGAATGGTCGTTTTAATGAACAGACTTTAATTTTAAAGGTTTTCTGATAAATAGTAGTAGAGGGCGACGGCTCTTTATAACTCAATCTCCGGGAGACACATAACATGGCAAGAAAAGCATTTCACTATATGGAAGTAACATTTCCACAAAATGTACTTGACGAGAACTCAGGCCTTATGCCTATCGGCATTATGAAGAAGTTACTAGATGATTATATCGCAGAAACAGATTCAAAAGATGGTAAGGTTCTGAAAGAATTCGTATTTAACGGAATTCAAACGTTTGAATGGAATGATAACGTAGGTGCGTATGCATTTGAATTCATTAATGAAAGAAATAGAAACACATATTTTACTGCTAGAAAATCATTTGATGCATGGTTAGCAGAAAAGGGCGTTCAAACATCATATAAACTGTCACATGACATTCCACTTGATCTAGTGCCACAGCTAACAGATGGTAATTATGAAGAAAATACATACTACAATATGGCTAAAAACTTCATTATGTTTGATATTCCAACATCAAGAGGCTTTGCAACACAAGCATAATAATTAAATGTTAACCCACGCTTCGGCGTGGGTTTTCCATATCTGGAACTTTTGATAAATACTGTATATTGGAGATTTATCAATGCCTAAAAATCGTAATAAAGTAAGAAATGACGTAATCAAAGAAATCAGACTGTTACTTGGTGACGGCATGATTGATATTGAATTGGACCCAGAACACTATGATGTAGCACTTGACGTTGCTATTTCTAAAGTTCGTCAACGTTCTGAAAACTCAGTAGAAGAAGATTTTTATGCACTAGAACTAAAAGAAGATGTAGCAGAGTATTCACTTCCAGAAGAAATTATTGAAGTGAAACAAATCTGGAATCGTTCTTTTGGTAATGGTGTATCTGGTGGCGTTGATATGGATCCATTTGAATTAGCATATGCTAACTCTTACTTTATGGTTAACAATCATATTGGCGGTGCAGCAACTTACGATATGTTCGCACAGTATAGAGAGACAATCAATCGTGTAGCAGCTACAGAAATTCAATATATTTGGAATCCGGTTACAAAGAAAATAAAACTACTGCGTAGAATGAGAGCGGATCAGGTTGTTCTACTACACGTTCACCTAGAGCGCAATGAAGAACAATTGATGGTAGACCCATATTTGAAATCTTGGATTCGTGATTACGCATTAGCATACTGTAAGCGTATGTTAGGCGAAGCACGTGGTAAGTTCTCGGCACTACCTGGCGCACAAGGTGGTGTAACACTTAACGGTGCAGAAATGAAAGCAGAAGCAGACGCACTGATTGAGAAACTAGAATATGACTTACAGAACTTCACAGACGGTTCTGCCCCTCTAGGTTTCATCATCGGCTAACTGCTACATTTTAGCGCACTTATAATCTCAAAAATCTATACTATATTAGAATAAGTAGTATTATGGAACATTATACCCCCAAAACAGTAGGCGACAATATAGCACTTTATATCACAATGCTGCTACGTTGGTTTGCCGATACATTTTTTGCTAAACGATACGGACATCGTGCCGTAGTACTTGAAACTGTAGCAGGTGTTCCGGGCATGGTAGCTGGTATGTGGAATCACTTACGCAGTTTGCGTAAGATGCAACCAGATGAACGTGGTTGGATAAAGACGCTATTAGAAGAAGCAGAAAATGAGCGTATGCATCTTATGATTTTTATTGAGATTGCAAAACCAAATTTGTTTGAGCGTCTACTAATCTTGTTTACTCAGTTTGTATTCTGGCATTTCTATTTTATTCTTTATGTGTTTTTCCCTAAGGTTGCTCATAGAATGGTAGGTTATTTTGAAGAACAGGCTGTAGTAAGTTATACACAATATTTGGAACAGATTGACAGTGGTGTTATTGAAAATATATCTGCGCCGAAGATAGCAATAGACTATTACAACTTATCACCAGATGCAAGACTACGTGATGTAGTAATTGCAGTTAGAGAAGATGAAAGAGGACACAGTGAAGTTAATCACGGAATGGCTAACACGCTTATTGAAGAAGAAAAGTGATCTTAAAGAGTTTGATGTTCGTATAAGAAAAGACAGCGAACAAATGACAGATGTTGAAAAGATGGATCGTGGCTTCAACGGAAAAACGTATACAATTAACGGAATAGAAAATGACTTTTGATGCGATTATATTTTTCACAGCAACATATGGTTGGTTCTTGGGCATGATACTGTTTGCGTGGTATATGGAACCTAAAAAGTCTGGAGGCAATACAGGAGTAAGACTATGAAGCCTAATACACAATTTAATTTATCAGTAAGAGATTTAGAACTTATTGAGCAAGCATTGCTTAGTGTAGAACAAACACAAGAAGTACGTGCGTTATTGGGTAAACTTCATAATCAGAAAAACTGGTATCGTCCAAAAGATGGTGTCTACATTGGCGGCTAAATAGCTGTATGGAATTTCTACTTAAAGCAATAATCTCAGGTATACTCGTTGCGAGTGTAAGTATGATAGCACAACGAAGTGCTACTATGGCTGCATTATTAATGGGTATACCTTTTACCGCCTTTCTCGCAATGTTTTTTATGTATTTCTCTGGCACAGACGCAGAAACATTTTCTAAGTTTTCTTTCGAAACTATATATTTTGTCTTGACATCCTTAATATTTTTTGTTATATTCGGATTAACGATTAGTCATATCGGCTTTTGGTATTCTATGTTATTAGGATCTGCCGTGACTATCATT